GAATGAGGTCTTTGGTACGCATTGTGGATGTCTGCCTTTCTGATTCTATTTTCTTCATTAAAATCATAGCAGAAATCCCTTTGATAATAGCCCTTTTTCAGCCTTTTTCAGCTTTTTTCACCCACACAAACTACCGAAGAGCCATATTTTCTGAGGTAACTATGAATATTAATCCACTAAAACATCTATTCCACTCCCGTGACAAACCGAAGAACTACCTGAGCAGCAGCTTTTATAGCTTCTTCTTCGGCAGCACTTCCAGCGGAAAGCCGGTGAATGAAACAACCGCCATGCAGATGACGGCGGTGTACTCCTGCGTGAGAATTCTATCCGAGACAGTCGCAGGCTTGCCGCTGAACGTGTACAAGTACAACGACAGCGGCGGCAAGGAGAAAGCGTTCAAGCACCCTCTTTATCGGTTGCTGCACGACGAGCCAAACCCCGAAATGACGAGCTTCGCTTTTCGGGAAACGCTCATGAGTCATCTGCTCCTATGGGGCAATGCCTACGCACAGATCATCCGAAACGCCAGAGGCGAAGTGATCGCACTCTACCCGCTCATGCCGAACAAAATGACAGTCGACCGCGATCAAAACGGCCGGCTTTTTTATTCGTATCAGCGCGGCGCGGAGGATCCCGGCGCGCTCGGCCGCTCGAGCCGGGTTAACCTAGCGCCGACGGACGTGCTGCATATCCCCGGACTTGGCTTCGATGGCCTGATCGGCTACAGCCCGATCGCCATGGCGAAGAATGCGATCGGCCTTGCGATTGGAACACCCCGGCACGATCAAAGACCCGCAGCGGGTCAAGGAAAGCTGGAACTCAGCGTATCAGGGCAGTGCGAACGCGCATAAGATCGCGGTTCTGGAAGAGGGTATGAAGTACACGCCCATCGGCATCGCGCCGGAGCAAGCGCAGTTTCTGGAAACACGCAAGTTCCAGATCAACGAAATCGCGCGCATCTTTCGTGTGCCGCCGCATATGTTGGCGGATCTGGAGAAATCGTCGTTTAGCAATATCGAGCAGCAGTCGCTGGAATTTGTGAAATATACCCTCGATCCCTGGGTCGTGCGCTGGGAACAAAGCATGTGCCGGGTGCTGTTCAGCGAGAGCGAGAAGCCGGCGTATTTCATTAAGTTCAACGTTGACGGCCTTTTACGCGGCGACTACGCCTCCCGCATGAGCGGATACGCCACGGCGCGCCAGAACGGATGGATGAGTGCAAACGACATCCGCGAGCTCGAAAACCTCGATCGCATCGCGCCTGAGCTCGGAGGGGACCTATACCTCATTAACGGAGCAATGATGTTACTTGGCGCCCCTCGCTCGGCCCCATCGGAACCAGAGTCCGCGAACAATACCCAGCGTAAGGGTGATAAGCAAAAAACCAACAGACTGGAGGATACTTCTTGAAAAAGTTTTGGAATTGGGTGCGGAATGAAGACGGCACCCGCATTTTGACCATCGACGGCGTAATCGCTGAGGAGTCGTGGTTTGAAGACGACGTCACGCCAAAGTTGTTCCGAGAACAGCTGAATGCCGGCACGGGCGACATCGTCATTTTTATTAATAGCCCGGGCGGCGATTGCGTGGCGGCTAGTCAGATTTATACCATGCTCATCGAGTACAAAGGCAACGTCACGGTCAAGATCGACGGCATCGCGGCAAGCGCCGCGTCGGTGATCGCAATGGCAGGCACGGAGGTACTCATGGCGCCGACGAGTTTGCTCATGCTGCACAATCCGCTGACGGTGGCCATCGGCGACAGCGAAGAAATGCAAAAGGCGATCGCCATGCTGGACGAGGTGAAGGAAAGCATCATCAACGCGTATGCCTTAAAGACTGGGCTCTCGCGTCTTAAAATCTCGAATTTCATGGACGCGGAAACCTGGCTTAACGCACAGAAAGCGATCGAACTCGGCTTTGCCGACAGTATGCTGACGCGGGACACGGCTGTAACCAATGCCATTCCAATCACCGGATACCAGTTCAGTCGCAGAGCGGTGACGAACTCGCTATTGGACAAGCTGCCGAAACCCGAACCGAAATTTCCCGCAGAGCCGCTTGAACAGCGGCTCAATCTTTTGAAAGCATGAAAAGGAGAAACAAACATGAACCAAATTCAGGAACTGCGCGAAAAGCGCGCCAAGGCATGGGATGCGGCAAAAGCGTTCTTGGACACCAAGCGAGGTACGGACGGCCTACTCTCTGCCGAGGACGTAGCAACCTACGAAAAAATGGAGACCGACGTCGTCAATCTCGGTAAAGAGATCGATCGGCTGGAGCGTCAGGCTGCTCTGGACGCCGAACTGAATAAACCCACCGCCGACCCTCTGACGAACAAGCCTGCCGCAAACGGCATGGATACGAAATCCGGCCGCGCATCCGACGAGTATAAAAAGGCGTTCTGGAACGTCATGCGCGCGAAAAATCCGCGCTACGATGTGGTCAATGCGCTTCAGATCGGCACCGACAGCGAAGGCGGGTATCTCGCGCCCGACGAATTCGAACGCGTTCTCATCGACTCGCTCGAGGAAGAGAATATCTTCCGTAAGCTCGCACGGGTAATCCAGACGTCGAGCGGCGATCGTAAGATCCCCGTCGTCACGACACACGGCTCCGCATCCTGGCTGGACGAAGAAGAACTTGTCCCTGAAAGCGATGAAGCGTTCGGTCAGACCTCGATTGGTGCATTCAAACTCGGCACGTTCATCAAGGTATCGGACGAGCTGCTCAACGACTCTGTGTTCGATCTGCAGAGCTATATCACGACGGAATTCGCTCGCAGGATTGGGCATAAGGAGGAGGAAGCTTTCTTCGTCGGAGATGCAGACGGAAAACCGACTGGTATCTTCCACACGACCGGCGGCGCGCAGGTCGGCGTCACCGCGGCTGCGTCCGCGGCAATTACCGTTGATGAAGTGCTCGACCTGTTCTACAGCCTGAAATCGCCGTACAGGAAGAAAGCCGTTTTCGTCATGAACGACGCGACGGTGAAGGCGATCCGCAAGCTGAAAGATGGACAGGGCCAGTATCTCTGGCAGCCGGCACTGACGGCCAACACCCCCGATTCCATTCTGAATCGTCCGGTGCAGACGTCGGCGTATGTTCCGACGATCGCGGCGGGCGCAAAGTCGATCGCGTTCGGCGATTTCTCCTACTACTGGATCGCCGACCGGCAGGGCCGTTCTTTCAAGCGCCTGAATGAGCTGTTTGCTACCACCGGCCAGGTCGGCTTCATGGCGACGCAGCGCGTGGATGGCAAGCTCATCCTGCCGGAAGCGATCAAGGTCCTGCAGCAGAAAGCGTAAGAGGAAGCGCATATGGAGTATAACGCAAAGAACTACATGGCGCAGGGCGGCGATCGGCTGGTGATCGGCGGATCGCTGGAGATTCTGGAGGGGGCCTCGGTGACGGGGCTTCCTCCCGCTTCGGTTGCTGCGGCAACGGAAGTAGCGATTGGCGGCATCCTAGCAGCGGCGAAGACGGAAACGGACACCTTGGAAGCAAAGATCGGAGAGGATCACAAACTCTATGTTCCGCCGTATACGCTACCCGCGGCAGAAGCAGCTGCGCTGGGCGGTGTCCTGCTCGCGGCAAACCAGGCTGCCAGTACAGCGACGGAGCTATCCGGACTCGTTACGGAATTCAATACGCTGCTTGCCGCGCTAAAGGCTGCCGGAATCATGGCGGCGGACGAGTAACGATATGAGCACGTTGCTGGAGAAGGTCAAAGCGAACCTGATCCTCGAGCACGACGCGGACGATGAACTGCTGCAGCGCCTGATCGACGCAGCAGTCTCTTACGCTGAGAGCTACCAGCACCTGACCGCCGGAACCTATGAAGCGGCGGCCATGCCTGTAACGACGGAGCAAGCAGTGATCATGCTCGCCTCTCATTTTTACGAGAGCCGGGATGGCAGCACGGGTGGGTTCTTCGCGGACAACGTACAGGCGGGACAGCAAACATGGACAGTGGTCAACACACTTCTGCGCCTGGATCGGGATTGGAAGGTCTCATGAGCTTTGGAAAAATGAATGTACGGATCTCTATCGCGGTGGAAACGATCGCAAAGGACGCGGAAGGATTCGCGACGAAAACGGACAATGTACTCGCTTCTCTCTATGCCTACCGGGAAGGGCGGCACGGTTCCCAGAAATGGGTCAACCGTGCCGCATTCTCGGAGGCTACCGATCTCTTCTGCTTCCGGACGATCCCGGGGTTGGCCGTGACCACAGAGCATGTGATCCTTTGCGATGGTGAGCGTTATGAAATCACTTCGGTCGAGGACGTCAAAGGAAGAAATATGTATTTAGAGGTTCTGGCGAAAAGAATAGAGGCAACGCATGGCTAAAGTCGCTATTCGCATGCCAACTAACCTGATGGACCAACTGGCAAAAGTTGCAGAGAAAACCGATCGCGCGATCCCCAAGGCGCTTGAGGCAGGTGGCAAGGTTGTATTTGAGAAAATGCAGGCAAACCTGCATGCGGCGATCGGACGAGGTACGAAGTACAAGGCAAGCTGCTGGCAGCGCTGGGTGTTTCCCCCGTCAAGGTGAACGACATGGGCAATTACGACGTCAAAGTCGGATTTGCGGAGGGGCGCGGCGACGCGAACAACGCAATGCTCGCAAACCTTCTCGAATACGGTAAAAGCGGTCAGCCACCGAAACCATTTCTGAAACGGACGAAATCTTCAAGCCAGGCCCCGTGCATCGAAGCAATGCAAACCGTGCTGAAGGAGGAACTGAATCTCCCGTGAGTATGTTGGAAGAACTGAATACGATTATTGAAAGCTCCGGACTTCCTGTGGAGACCGGCGTTTTCTCTGCCGCCGCGCCGGACGAATATATCGTGATCACACCGATTTCAGAGCACATCGCGCTATTTTCAGACGATACACCCGGCATGAGCATTGAAGAAGCGCGATTGTCGCTTTTTTCAAAGAAAAATTACACGCAAAAGAAAGACCTGCTCGTCCGCATCCTGCTGACGGCGGGATTTGTAGTGACCGATCGTCGGTTCATAGGGCGCGAAGACGATACCGGTTATTTTCACATCGCGATCGACGTCGCGAAAGAAACGGAGGAATACTGAATGGCTACAGTG